TCATCAATGATAAAACATTTATCAATGATACGTGCAATCTTGAGACCATTATGATCGTCTACAGTAATAATTTTACTTAAAGCGACAAATTGTCTCATCTTACTATTTTCGACTCCAATAGGTGTTAATCTATTGATGTTTTGAAACGTAAGTTGGCTCCGTGCTTCTTCCAACTTTTCACGAAAGTAAAAGAGTTGTTTGAATGCCTCGCCAATTTCATGGCAGCCTAGAATTCCCCATACTATAGTATCTGGATCTAGCGTTTCTATGAAGTCAGTACTATCAACGTACTGCATCCAAGTTATTAATTCATGTAATTTTAACTTGGTGTCCCAAATGGTTTGATCCCTTTTGGAAGTCACCCACGCATCTTTCCAATGTTGGAGCGTCTCGGGTGTAATAGAATGGAGCTTTAATATTTGGCTCTTAATTTCAGATGCGTCCTTACGGATACCATGTATCATAAGGATTAGCATGATGTACTCAGCGTCCGGGTGGCTGCGAAGCTCTCCGTATGGCTCAGGACCATGTTCTGAAAAATTCTTTTCGGCATTAAGCTTGATAAGAGCCTGCCTTAATTCCTCTTTAATACTATTTGTAGTGGAAACTATAGTTTCTAAACAAATGCCTTTAAAGAAGTTACTCCAGACTTTGTTCGGGTACATACCCGTTTCATAAAGTTCTGTAAGTAACATGTGTATGTCGATACTAGTCCGCTCACGCAGATGAAGTATTAATGGCATAACAGCATAGAGATCACCCTTTATATCTAACATATTACGAATGGATATACGACTAACGTCGAACCCATAGTTCATGTTCATAGACACGTACTCGCCAACAATGTTGGTCTCAGTAGCAGTCTTCGATTTAGAGTTGTTAATTACCATCTGATAGTCTCTTGTAAGAGATTCACTGATGTAATCTTCTGGGTCCCAAATCCAGAGATCGTCACCTACACGATTGTATAGGTCTTCGATCGGATGTTTTCTTACGGCTTCTGGGTAATATTTACTTAGAAGAAACTCGCTTAGAAAATGGTCCGTGACCGAGGCAATGGCGAAAGATCCTTTCGTACCCATACCTTGTCCTGTTCCGTACTTTATCTTACCTTTAACGGCAGTGGTTTCCCACTCGCAGCTAACAACAAGATCGTACCAGCAATTAGCAATATCTTCGCCAAACACGTGTTTGACAACGGACTTTTGCAACCTTGCATTAAGATAGTCTGTCCATGATTTTAAATCGATAGATTTAATACCAGGTCTAATCTTACTCTTAAACACCGTCCATCCTTTCTGATGATGAAAGAATGAGGTGCTCTTCCCAAACATACGTCTTAAGACGATAATAATATTATCTTCGAAAGGTGTTA